ATGAACGAATCCGAAATCAACTGGACCGGCGTCCTGGCGATTATCGCGCTGCTGGAATTCTTCCGCAACGGCGCCTGGGCCGTCATTGTCAGCTTCATGGTCAAACCCGCGCGGGCCGCGACCAAAAAGATCGACCACCTCGAAGCCGAGATCACCAACCTGAATCTCTCCAACATCCGAGTCTTCATTGACGACCATGAGGAACGGGTCCGCAAGCTCGAACGCGATGCCGTCGTGGACACGGAATTCAAGGAATATCGCGATGTCGCCGAGCGGGACCGGCGGTTGGTGAACAAGAAACTCGACATCCTGCTGCAACGCACCGCGCAACTGCGCGACCCGGCCAATGAAAGGGAATTGACTGATGAACCCTGAACAGCTCCGTGATTTGCGGGTCGCGATCCTGCAATATCTCTACCGTGCCCAGCCCCTGGGCCGGCGCACCGCCGTGATCCACCAAATCGTCCGCCAGGAGGTCGACTGCGAGGTGTCCGATGTCGCCGCGCAACTCGCGTTCCTCCAGGGAAACAATTTCGTTTGCGAGGTCAAGGCCGACAGCCTCTCGCCCGGCCTCCCGCCGTTTTGGTTCATCACCACCGCCGGCATGGTCCACTGCGAGGAGAAACACATTGCTCCCTCCTGACCTTCCATTTGTAGCCGCGAAGCCTCTGCTTGTAGCCGCGAAACTCTTTCGCGGGGCTCTACCGGTTGAGCCATTTGTAGCCGCGAAGCCTAGTCCGACAAGACGCGACTTCCTCGCTCCGTTGTCGCAACTCTTTCGCGGGTCGCTCATCGCGACGAAACTTCTTCGCCGCACTGCGAATACGATTCGCGGCCAGAGTTCCCGACGGCAGACTCGCCCTCTCGCCCGCCCCGCGCAACCCGCATCCTCCCGCCCGGTCCGGCCGGTTCTCACCGCCTGGCCGCTGACCCTGATGCGCGCCCTGCCCCGATCTGATCGGGGCAAGCTCGCCGCGTTGCGCACACTCGCCGTCCGCCTGCGCTTCCTTGGATCACCGGCGGACGATCCCGCGAGCTGCCGTCGGATTTTTTTGAGGGAGGGTGCCTGTGGCTAAGTACGCGTGCAAAATCGGGATGTTGCCGCACACCGTGCGCACCGAGATCAACAATCGGCTCCGCGACGGTGCGCGGCAGGATTCGGTTGCCAAGTGGCTGTTCACGCAGCGGGCGGAGCGGGACGTGCCGGATCTCGGTGTCAAGGCCGGTGAGTCGTACGAGGCGGCGTGGTCGCGCGACACGCAGAAGACCGGAACGGTGGCCCTGAAAAACTGCCGTCACTCTCTTTCCGCCTGGTATCGCGGTCGCTATCAGAAGTGGCTGGAGGGACAGGAGCGGCTGGACACGCTGCTGAAGATGGTCGAGCGCATCGAAAAACTGACGCAATCGGCGCTGGGCACTGGCGCGCAGGCGGCGTCGGCGGGCGCCGCCATTCTTGTGCGGTCGATGCTGCTGAGCGTTTTGGAGGACGTGTATACGGGCGAGAAGAACCCCGCGGATGTTGCGCGGCTGGCGAACGCCTGGGCGCGCGCGAACCAGGCCGGGATCGAGACTGAAAAGCTGAGGCTGCACACGCAGGGGGTTGTCGACGTTGGTTTGGACGCGCTGTACGAGGAGATGAAGAGTTCTCCGGAAACCATGGCGTTGTTCGAGCGGCTGCGCGACGCGATCAAGCAGAGTTCAGGGCAACCCGAATGAGCCACGAGTTTCCAAATTTCGCACGGCTGACGGGGCGCGCTGAATCTCCGAAAGTTGCCGCGCCGGTGGTCGGCTCGTTCGGCGAATTCCTCGAACATCATGCGCGGGTGAAAACGCCCGATGGCAGTTACGCGCCGTACACGTTCGAGGGACGCGAGGCGTTGCGGTTCGTGGTCGGCATCATTGACCGGGTGATCGGGAATGCAGTTGTAGGCCCGCTGCCCTCAGCGGGCGATTCGAGGCACGCCGCGTCAGGGGACGCGGCCTACAACGGCAGGGAACAAACAGGCGGGACGCCTATTCAACTTGGCGGGCGGGACCCCGATTCGGAATCGGGGCAGGCAGCCCGCGCCACCATTTCGGATGCGCCTACCCCGACAAAGGATGTCGGGGTTCGCCGAGCATCAATCTCTGATGCTCGGCTCACGGCGACGGGCAGCGCGCAATGGGGCAAGCCGAGTGCGGCACTGGCCGCACGAGACGCCGCGATGTCGTCTTCGCGGCAAACCATCCATGATGGCCCCATCAGCGATGCCCGATTGACAGCAACGGGCAGCGCGCAGTGGGGGAAGACGATTCTCGAACTGAATCTGCTGGCCTACCTGGCGGGGCTGCGATTCCGGTCGGTGGGCCTGTTTCTGCCGGATGAAGATCTGGTGGAGGGCGTGGTGGACTCGAAGTTCCGGCCCGACGTGCTCGATCAGTTGCCCTGGCTCAATTCGCTGATCACGCTCGGCAAAGCCGAGAACGCCTCGGGCAAGACGGTCAACCGCAAAGGGCTGTTCACCTGCACCGATGGCAGGCGCAAATCGCACGGGATGATTCACGGGATGCGGAAGATCCCGACCACGTTCAGCTTCGACGTGGTGATCGAGGACGAGAAGGACGATATCCGGCCGAGCATGTCGCGGTATCTGACCGCGCGTATGACGGCCAGTGATCTGCGGTTCCGGATGAGCATCGGCACGCAACGCTACGCCGGCGCGGGCCAGAACAAAGAGTTCGAGGCCGGCACGATGCATATCGGAGTGTTCGAGTGCCCGAATCCCAAGTGCCGGCACAAGCAGAACCCGGAGGAGAACTGGCCGGGGGTGTGCCGACTGGCCATCGACGGCACGCCGCAACCAGATGATCCGCAACTCTGCCTCGAAGGAAATTTCCGAAAACCTGTCACCCTGAGCGAAGCGAAGGGTCTCAGTCGTCCCGGCCAAACAACAGAGATTCTTCGCTCCGCTCAGAATGACAACGTAGAAAGCACCTTCGACCTCTCCCCAGTCCGTTCCCCTCTCCCCTCGGGGGAGAGAGCACAGAGTGAGGGGCAAATCTTCGATTTCTCTCCCGATTCCCATTTCTATCTCGCCTGCGTGCGGTGCGGAACGGAGCTGAATCGTCACGCGCCGGAATTCATCGCGCAACACCCCGAGCGCGAGCGGTTGCATCACTGGTCGGTGCGGGTGAGTCAGTTGCTTGTGGCGGCGATCTCGCTGAAACAGATCGTGGCCGACTGGTGCAACAACGCCGTCAAAGACCCCGACGCGATGAAGACGTTCTATGTGGACCGTCTCGGGATACCGCGGTCCGCGACGCAACAGGTTGACCAGAAGATCCTCGATCGGGCGCGGTCGGTGGAAGCGTTCGAACTGTCATTGACGCCCAGAAGAACGGGCGGGACCCATTCGGCAGGCTCAGGGCAAGTGCCAGTTCCACTTTATTTTGCCGGGCTGGACACGGGCGACCGCTGCTGGCTGACGGTGCGGGAGGTGGAGAGGACCGCGAATGAGATTCGCGGCTACAACGGCACGGACGACGGTCATAGACCGCCGCTACAAGGCGGATTTCGCGTGAAACGGATCGTCTGGCTGGAGCAGCTTAGTGCGGAAAGAGTACGGAGCAGAGTGCCTCAAGTGTTTGAGTGCCTGGGGATCACGGCGCTGTTCGTGGATGCCGGACCGCTGCGTGATCTGGCGCGTGATTTGTGTTTCCTGCTGAACGGGCTTACGGATTTCCGACCACCGCCCATCGTCGATCCCGAACACGCGCAAATTCATTTCCCCGGTGGCCTGACATGGGACGGTCGCCTTAGTCAGTGGCGCGGGATGCGGTGCGCGGCGGTGGAATTCTCGCTGAAACAGGGCAAAGGCATCCAGCACAAACTCGGCGTCACCCAGGACGGATTGTTTTATCCGATCATCGCCTGCAACCGCGACGAGACCATCGAGCGGGTCGTCAACGAACTGCTGACGGCGAGCGAAGGGGTGATTGAGATGGTGCCAACAACCGGTAGGTCGAGCGTCCCGCTTGACACCGGCGAGAACGACCGCAACCGGGACGGTCGCGCTACCAGATTGCGGACGGAGCCGGCGATTCGGTTGCCGCAACGCACGGCGGGCAGTCCGCGGATCATTGAGACGTTCGACGCCCACGTGATTGCCGGCAGCCGGCGCGACCGCGACGCGGATGGCAACGCCGAACATTTCGTTGACGGTTGCGAGAACCATTTCTTGTTGAGCAACGCCTACAGCGCCCTGGCCGAATCGGTGTGCGAACACGCCGTCGCGCCGTCCACGGGCACAATGGATCCCGACACCGCAACCACCGTGGGCCGCCGGCTGGCGCGGTACGGCCTGATGACGCGGAGGACGATGTGGTGACCCAGGCACAGTTTTGTAGCCGCGAATCCCATTCGCGGGGAAGCAAACCACCGCCGCGAAAAAGTTGCGACAACGGAGCGAGGAAGTCGCGTCTCGTCGGACTCGGCTTCGCGGCTACGACACAGGGGAAATCAACAACGGCCGCGAAAACGCTTCGCGGCTACAACACAGGAGAGAGATGAAGAAGTTTACAACATACATTGCGGTTCTGGTTTCGATGACGACGCTCGCCGCGTCGGGTGTGCGCGCCCAGGCGATTTTCGTGCCGGGCTACGACGTGCCTTCAACCATCGCCACCAATTCGTTCACGATCAATGGCACCAATGGCACGCTGGTCACGCCGTTGACGATCACCAGCACCACCAACGGCGCGACGGTGACGGTCGTGACCAATGCCGCCAACCCCAACCGCGTGTTCCTGAACGTCGTCCAGCAGGGCACCAACGACTGCAACGTCATTTACGGCCAGGCGGCAACCGCCAACAGCGTCGGCGATTACCTCGCCCCGACCGTCGGCGCCACCTGGACCACCAAACGCCCCGCGCTATACAAGGGACCCGTCACGCTGATTCTGCATTCCCACGCCACGAACCAATCGACCACGGTGTGGACGATTGAAGGCAGCACGGGCGGCCTGTAACCCCACCCACCCCACCGGCCGACGATGACGACTTTGCTCCAACGCGGTTTATCGCGAGCGGCGAGCGGTTGGAACCGCTTGCGCGGCGCGGCGAGCGACATCACGTCGTATCTCAGGTCCCCGGCGGATTCGACCCGCGGCCTGATTTTCTTCGGCGAGAGCAACCTGGTTGATCCGCCTTCGCCGCCGCGTGAGGGCACGCGGCCTACAGTTCCCGCGCCGGGAACAATTATCAAGGCGCAGGTCGCCGAGCGATGGATCAACCAGGTCAGCCGCGGGCTGACGCCGGAGGCGATCGACGATTATCTCACCCAGGCCATCAGCGGCGACACGCTGAACCAGTTCGCGCTGTTTGAAGAGATGGAAGAGAAATGGCCGGAGCTCCGCCTCGCCCTGTTCAAACACAAACTCAAAGCCGCCCGGCGCAACCCGCGCATCGTCCCGCCCGATCATCCGCAACAGCCCGCGCTCGCCCGCAAGAAGGCGGAGTTCGCGAATCATGTATTTGCCGGCATCCGCCACTGGCACCGCACCGCATTCAACCTGCTCGACGCGGTCGGCAAAGGCATCAGCGCCGCGGAGATCAACTGGCAAATCGAGGATGCGCCGCGTGGGGGCACGCGGCCTACAACAGCGGTCACGATCACCGAGATGCCGTGGGTGAACTACCGGCACTGGAGTTATTGGTGGGACAAACCGGAACTGCAACTGTTCCCCGACCTGCGCAACCGCGCGTTGCACTTTGCCGTGCCGGAAAGAAAATTCGTCGTCTTCCATCACCTATCGAAGAGCGGCCATCCGGCGCGGGCGGCGATGTTGCGTCCGCTGGCGTGGTATTTCCTGATCTATCTGTTCGCGATGAAAGACTGGGGCACGCTCGCCGAGACGTTCGGCGTCGATGTGGCCCACGCGTTCTGCAGCAAGGACGCCACGCAGGAGCAGCGCAACACGATCCTCATGCATCTGTCGCGGCTGGCCGCCCGGGCCGGCGTGTTCGACGAGGGCACCGCGATCAATCTCCAGCGCGCCGCCGCCAGCAGCTCGTTCCCGCAGGAGGCCATCGTCAAATACTGTTCCGACAAAGCGCTCGAATGTCTGCTCGGCGCGACGCTGGCCACACAGGCCGGCGAACACGGCGCCCGCTCGCTCGGCCTCGTCCAGCAGGATGAGACGGAGGAATTGGTCGATTGGACCTGCCTGCTGTTTGCCGGCACGATGACGGGCACGGCGCTGCGCTGGTTGATGGAGTTCAACTTCGCCGAGCCACACGACAATCCGGTGATGGAATTGCCCGGCGCCAACCGCCGCGATCTGGCCGCGCTGGCCAACGTCCTCAACCTGCTCGTCAACCTCGGCGTTCGCGTCCCCGAAGCCTGGGCCCACGCGCAGTTCGACATCCCGCAGCCGATGGAACGGCAGGAGACAGAATCCAGAAGCCAGGAGCCAGGAGCGGTCGAGCGAATCCTGACGCCCAGTCACGCCGGCCCGAGCGATCAAATCCGCACCGATACGTTCGGCAATCCGCTGAACGCAAAGCTGGCGCAGCACGCCCTCGACGCCATCCGCCTTCGGGCCATCGCGCAGGGTTGCGACCTGGGCGCGTTCGACCAACTCGCCGCGCCGATTGAATCGCTCATCGACGGCAAGAGTTCGCCGGCTGATGCGCTTCACCAACTCAAGACCGCCGCTGATGCGGTCGGGCCGTCCCAGCTCAACGGCATCGCGCCGCAACTGCTGATTCTCGGAGACCTGCTCGCTCGCGACGCGGAGAAACTCCCTCGATGAGCAATCTATCCAATCGCTTCAAGGCTGATCGCCTCTCAGGCCGCCTGCCCGGTCTGGCTCGGCGGCAAAGCCAGCGGAATTTTGAAACGGACACGGCTGATGTGCTCTGTCCTGCGGTCGCCCCCGATGTCAGCGCCCACGCCGAGTGCAGCCACGCCCAAGCTCAGTTTTCCAGCCTTGTCAGTCGTCAGTGTCACGGCCACATCGAACCCGACGCTCTGAAAATCACGGAGCCCCTTCTGCGTCTGAACGCGCGTAAAGCCCAGACCGTCCAGACTGCTCACCAACGAGATGCCGGGCGCGACCAGGTCGGTTCCCAACCTCTGACGGGCTTGGTTTGTGGCGTCCACAATGGAACTCAACGTCTCCACAACGAAATCTTGGAGGTTCATGCGTGAAGATTGAAAAGCTTGTTCCGCACGTTGTCACGCAGATTATGAGAGGGGTAGTCGCCGCCAACAGGGCTGGGGTGGTCTGCTACGCGCCGCGGCAAGTGGAGTTCGACGTGCCAGTGTCTCGTAGTGGACGGTGCCGTTTCTCCTTGTCGCTGACGCAGCCACTTCAAGTGAGTAATGCTATCGCAGATGCCGAGGCTCGGATCGTCCGCGGAGGAGACGGGCAATGAAAATCCCCCTGTGTCCCGACAGTCTTACGATTGTGAAGCGCCCGGCAGGCGCACCTCGACTGCTCATTCTCAGCGACCTGATCACGAGGTTAACTGTCCGGGAAAGGACGGAGGTCGTTGCATGAGCCATTTTTTCCCGACTCAAAATGCCGAAAGACCAACCCTTGAAAGGCTATCGGCGCGTGCCGGTGGGGCCGCCATTAAAGCTCGAATCCGTAGTTGTCCTGCCAAGCTGGGTCGTCTGGGTCGAAGGCTGCTATCCGCTTTTGTATCTCTTCTTCGGAGAGACAGGAAGGCGCGCCTGTTCCGAGGCCAAGAGCGCCCGACGCCGCCGCCAAGTAGACGCCTAGCTCATGCAGCAGCCGATGACGTTCCTCTTGCGTTTGGGGACCGGGAGATCGCCGCCTGGCTTCAAACGCGCGCTGCAAAAGTCCTATTGCCTCCTGACAATGAAGAAGCGCGATAAAATTACTCCTGTCTCCCTGGTAAAGGCTCATGGCTTGCACCGTGGCCAACGCTTCTACAGCGATCATGTTCGCTTTCAGGAGGGCGTTCGTCACGTCGAGCTTTGCGTTTGTGACATCCGTTTTCGTCTCAATCATGCTGCTCCTCGGTATGTGGGGTTTGGTTTCCTTGGGTGGGCCAATCCTGCCACAACGAGAACAGTTGGCAAACAGGGATTAGCGGTTGTGAATCAGGGCCCCGGTGTTCTTCCACGCTCCAAGCACGGTCAGTGCTACCCGCTTCCCGATTACACATTTGTCCAACCACACCCTTAGGAGACCACCATGACTGAACACAAACAGTGCGACCACATGAATCCCGACGGCACGTTCAAGGAAGTCGATGGCTCACGTTTCAACGGCTGCGTGCTGCACATGATGGAATGCGAAGGCCGCGACAAAGAGTCCGCCACGAAAATCTGCGGCAAGATCGCCCAGGAGAAACTCGCTGCGGCGGACAATGTGAAGCCTGTCGCGCTCACGGGGCTCGCAACGGAATTAACGGCCGCAAGCGGGGACGCTCGCGCTACCAAGGAGGCGGATCTGTGGATTGTGTATCTACCGAAAGGCGACCGCGTCGTTGAGCAGGTCGCCGAGGATGGTTCCGCGAGCAAGCTGCGCGTGAATCCATCGCCGCTGTCCGCGAAACGGATGGAAGCAGCGCGCCGCCTTGTCGCGGACCGGCCGAATTCGACCCGGCCTTATGTCGACTACAATCACGACGACAAGGAAGCCAGCGGCCGGCCGTTGAGGTTCGCCTGGCACGACGATCTCGGCGTGATCGGTTTCACCCGGCGCACGCCGGCCGCGCTGAAAGCCACCACGGGCGATCCGCCGGAGTTCCAGGCGTTCTCGCCCCATGTGCCGATCGATCCCGAAACCGGCGAAGCGGTCGGCATCTACATGAACTGCGGCGGGTTCGTGAACCGCCCGCTGTTCGGCGACGCCACCGCGCTTTCCGCCGCGGCGCACCTGCCGCAGGAACTCGTTGCCGCCGACCCGAACGCCGTTGCTTTGGTGGACACTGCCCCAGACGATGCCGCCGCCCCTCCGCACGAAGATCAACCACAAGCGCCTCCCGTTATCCGCCGGTCTCCGATCGCGGACACTGATCGACCGAAGGTCTCGCGCACCTTCGACGGATTGATCGCCAGACTCTGCGCGCGTTACGGGCTCGATCCTGCCAGCGCGTCGGAAGCGGAGTTGATCGCCGCGTTCGAGCGCGACGAGGCTGAGACCTCGACCCTGATCGCCCGCGCGCAGTTGGCCGACCACGCCATCATTGCGCTCGGCTTCGAAAAATCCGCCACGCCGACCCCCGAGGAGCTGACCGCGAGAGCCGCCACGCTTCGCCAACCGTCCGACGACGAAATCGGAAAAGAACTGGCCAGCTTCGCGGTCGGCTCCGGTATTCTCGCGCCCGCCGAACGCGCCGAATGGGAGCGCCGCCTCGCGAAGGACCGACGCGGGTGGAGCAAGGAACTGGCCGCGAAGGCTCCCAGCGTGTTGCTCGCCCGCGTCATCAAAGACCCGCCCGTCATCGGCGTCGCCGGCGGGGCGCGCCACAAGGCCCGATGGGAACACCGCGTGGAGGAACTGTGCGCGAGCGACCCGCTGATTGCGCCCGTGGCCGTGAAGGACCCCGCGCGCGCCCGGTCCATCGCCCTCGAACGAATCGCCAAAGACGAACCGCAACTACTGAAATGAAGGTGTGTGAATTGTAGCCGCGAATCGTATTCGCGGTCCGAATGAACAACCTGCCTCGAAAGCATTCGGGGCTACAGAAAAAAAGGAGACAAGCAACATGTGGAGTAGAACAGTCGAGACACCGGTGAAACTCGGCCAGGCCGTCAACCGCGGCAGCATCGACGGCAACGTCGTCCCCGCCGCCGACGGCACCAAGCCGACCTTCCCCGTCTTCAGTGAACGCCCCGACGTGGGCACCACCATCGCCGCGGGATACACCGTCGCCATCTGCACCGACACGGAGGACCGCGAGATTTACATTCCTTGTGGCAACACCGTCACGGAATTCAACTTCCTGATGTCGGACGCCAACGGCAACTGGATTCCGGCAACCTCGGGCAATTTCGTCGGTGCGCAGGCGCTGCAAAGCGGCGTGGCCGGCGATGTCATCAAGGCCCGCCCCGCGCAATTCAAATTGCCGTAACCCTGAACCTCGAACACGGAACAATAAGGAAACGATACAATGGCATCCGAACCCCAACTGCTCAGTCTCAACGCCCAACTGACGACGTTCGTCGCGGGCGTGCAACCGCCCGATCTGCTCGGGCGCATCATCGCCCCGCCCTCACCGGCGCAATTGATCAGCGACGTGAAGTTCAACTGGTGGAAGTTCGATCCCGCCGAGTACCTCCGCAAGCTGGACACCAAGGTCAACCGCCGCGGCTCGATCCCGGTGACGGATTTCAGTTTCACCACCGACACCGATGTGCTCGCCGATCACGGACAGCAGATCATCAATCCCAACGATATCAGCATGATCAGCGAAGACCAGCCCCCGCAGATTCTGCAGGTGCCGGTCAACGTCCGCATGGCCAAACTCAAGGCGCTCACCGAGACGTTCTGGTTCTCCCACGAATTTGAGGTCCACGACCTCATCTTCACCGCGTCAAACTACCAGGACGGCAACACCCGCGCGGCCGCCTCGACCGATATGCTCGATAATGCCGACAACGACGTCATCAAGACCATCCAGAGTATCCTCGACACGCCGCTTATCCCGCCGAACGCGCTGGTCATGGGCCTCGCCGTGTGGCGTCCGCTCCAGCGTCATCCGCAACTCGTTAGCGCCATCAAGGCCGTGCTCGGCAGCCGCGCTGCCATCAGCGGTCAGGTCAACCAGGAGGAGGTCGCCGCGCTCTTCGGCCTCAAGCAGGTGCTCGTCGGCAGGCAGCGCACCAACCTCGCCAATCCCGGCCAGACCGCCAGCTACTCGCGCATCTGGGGCAAGAACCTCGCCGCCATCCGCATCGAGGACGCGCCCACCTCCACCGTGTCGCCGTACCCGGGCACGGCACTGACCGCCTACGGTAACATCATGAACGCGGGCCCGGTCTTCGTCGCTTCCCGTACGATCCAGCCCGGCGACGAAAACGGCGGCTTGTACGGCGCCATTGCCGATATCATCGGCCACACCCGCAAGGTGCTCATGGTCAATCCCGACTCGTGTTACCTGCTCAGCAACTGCGTGGTCAACGACGTGTAACCAAGGAAATCACGAGTGCGTAAGTGCCCAAGTGCCTTGAGCACCCAAACACTTACGCACTCAGGCACCTAAGCACTCAGGCACTTAGACACTCAAACACTTAGGCACTTAAACACTCCTTATGTCCACCATCATCACCGCATTCCTCACCGCCACCGACGTGACCAACGCCTTCAGCCCGAACCTGCTCATCCAGTGGCTGGATGACCCCGTCAACCCCACGGGCACGCTCAATACCACCCTCCGCGATTCCATCGTCGCCCGTGTCAACGGCGAGGCCAGCAGCCTCACGTCGGACAAATTGCAGTTTCCCATGACCGTGGACGACGCGGACGCCGCCAACATCCAGGCGACGCTGGTCGGTTTCGCCCTCGACATGTTCGAGTACTACGCCCTCAAGGACAAACCGCACATCCTCGAAGCCTACAAGGGCGTGCAGGAAGGCTACAACCGGGCCGTCGCCTGGCTCGAGGATGTCCGCGACGGCAAGGCCACCATCGGCACCAGCAAGGTCGTCCCCGGTGCCGAAGCCCGCAATGCCGCGGTCGAAACCTCCAGCCACACAGGCACCTTCGACCGCCGCCGGATGAAAGGATGGTAATGAACCTCTGTCACCCTGAGCGGAGCGAAGCGAAGTCGAAGGGTCTCTCTTTCGTCGTAACCGCCACCAGCCATCAACCATCAACCATCCGCTGTCTCCTCTTCCCTCGGGCGAAGTGGTCACAGGTCAATCGTCTCCTCTCCCCTCTGGGGGAGAGGATTGAGGTGAGGGGGAAATAAGATGCCTTTCTCCATCGAACAACGCGGATTCGACGACCAGGGCCTCCGGCTCCGCCGCATCACCGATGCCCTCGATCATCCCGACGCGCTCCTCGACCAACTTGCCGCAGACCTTGCCCAAATGTGGCGGGACAATATCGACGCGGGCCCGAACGAACGTTGGGAAGCGGGTCCATCCTATCGGGCGCAAGCTCTTGGCGGCGCCACGCTGGTCGACACCGGCCGTATGAGAGCCTCCATCGTCGGACGACAGAGCGGGCCGTCGGAAATCACCATCGGCAGCGATTTCACCGTCGGCAGCGGTTGGAACCTGCTTTCCATCCACGAATTCGGCGCGGATGTCCGGCCCGCCACTGCCGAGTGGCTGACGTTCACGTATCCACTCGGCGTATTCACTCCGTCCAAGCCTTTGATGGCGCAGGCACCCGCCCTGAGCTTGTCGAACGGGTCCGTGCCTGCGGCAGTTGATGGCTGGGCCCGAAAGAAACAGGTCCGCATTCCCCGACGCCCCACCGCCCCGTTCGACTGGGACCGCGGAGAACTGACTCCCGAAGCCGACTCTCTCGTCCAATCCCGTATCAGCGACTACTTCACGGAGCTAACTCAATGAACCTTGAATTCACAACATTTGGTAGCGCGAGCGTCTCGGCCTGCCCCGATCCCGTCGGAGTTGCGGTCTTTGGTGGCGCAGGCGTCCCTGCCTGCGAATGAATCATGTCTAACTACCTCATCGATATCGAAGACGCGATGATCGCGAAGATCAGCGCCGCGATCCGACCCGACGACAACACCCGCCCGTTCTTCAACCGCGTCGACGTCTTTCGCGGCGAAAAAGCCGAGGTCTTCCTCGCCGTCGCGCGCGAAACCGCGCCGTCCGCCTGGCTGCGCCTCGACCGCATGCTCAACAAGCCCGAGGAATTCCGCGGCGCGCGCGCTCTCGGCCAACCGGTCACACAGGGCACGCTGCGCAACGAACTCAACTGCGTCTGGTCGCTGTTCCTGTGCGCCCGTTCCTTGCGCGCCACCCGGGAACTTTCCCACGGCGGCCCCGGCGTCATTGGCGCCTACGACATGATCAATCTGATCATCGGCCCCGCAGGTTCGCCGCCCACCACCGCGGGCCAATTGCGTGGCTGGTCGCCCATCGCGCAGGCCGAACCCTTCGTCTTTGTCGGTCTGGAACTACTCGGCCAGACCACCACCGAGACCGTCTACGAAGTTCAACTCAGAACCCGAGTGCAACTCTAGGAGAATCACCAATGGCAAATCTCGCAATCCGCAACCGGCTCACCGTGGGCAACGTCTGGCAGGGCGGCGCCGTCGCCCTGTTCAATCCCAATTACGCCGGCGTGTTGCTCGATCTCGGCAACGTCACCGATTCCTCGTTCGACCAGGAATTGGAGGCGACCGATTTCCGCACCGCCCGCGCCACCGGCACCCTCATTACCGAAGCGCGCCCGATCAAACGGCTCGAACTGCCCGTCACCATCAAGGTCAACTCGCCTGATCCCCAGGCGCTCGACCTCGCCCTGTTCGGCACCGGCCAAACCGCCTTCAGCCAGGCCGCCGCCACCGGCTCGACCCAGAACATCACCGTCGCCGCGCTCGACATGTGGCATAAAATCGCCGGCTTCGAAATCGCCAACGTCGTCGTGAAAAAGGCCGGCAACACCGCCACCTTCGGCACCGACTACGATCTCGACACCGAACTTGGCGCGGTCAAGCCCCTCAGCGGCGGCCTGTTTTCCGTTTCCGATGTGATGGCGCTGACGTTCGATCTCACGTCGATCTCCACCGTCGAAACCAAACTCGAAACGCGCGTCGGGTTCGTGTACGGCGAGTTCTACCTTTACATGGTGCTGCCGCCCAACGAGGGTCGAGCCACCGAACAGGTCTGGCTCCGCCACATGGCCAAATCGCGCCTCGAACCCGCCGGCAAGCCCGCGTTCTCCCCGGACAAACCCACGGAATGGGACTACAAAATCATTCCCATCCCCAGCGGCGACCCGACCTACCCGTTCGGCTACCTCCGCCAAATCAAGTGACACGAGATGTTGTAGGCCGCGTCCCCTGACGCGGCGAGCGCGAAGCAAAAGGAGCATCATGACCGATCAAAAACAAAACCGGGAGGGCGAGGTCCGAGAAGGACTCGCGACTCCTGTCGGAGCTCCTGCCGAGCCGCGTCGTCTCCGCGAGCCTCTCGAAATCGCCTGCGAAGACGGCCGCCGCGAGACCGTCATCGTCAAACGGCTTTCAAACACCGACATGATGAAATGGATCGACCTCGGCTTCGACAAATCCTTCCTGGTATTCCGCTCCGTCGAGCGCGCCGAGGACACGGGAGGGCGAGGCTCCTGCCGAGCCGATCAATCCTGGTTCGATTCCCTTACCCAGGAAAGCGCGTTTGCCATCGTCGAACGCGCCCTCGCGCTCAACCATTCTCCCATCGAAAAAAAAGTCATGGCCGCGGTCCTGGACAACCTCCAGTCGTGGTTGTCGCTGATGCCACCGAGTTCCTCCGCGCCCGCGGCCACCGTGTCGACGAGTTGACTGATTATGAACTCCAGGATGCCTTCGAAGCCGCATTCAAAAACTGGCAGCACGGCCTTGTCGAAGCCGCCTTCTACACCGGCCTGCCCTGGGTGGCCAAGCCCCGTGATTGGAAAAAATACTGCGATGAACTTCATAACGCCATCGAAGGACGGCCGCCCGGGCAATCCACAGCCAACCGGATGCTCACACACTTCTTCGGTCAGGGCGTGCCCGTCATCCATTAATCATCAACCACTCACCATCGCCCATGCCCAATAACATTGCCGAAATCGTTCTCCGCGTGACCACCGAGGGCACTCAAAACGCCCAGGCGCTCGCGGGTCACCTGACCCAAGTCGATCAGGCGGCGCGGCAGGTCGGCGCTTCGGCGTTGTCCGCCGCCACCGCGCAACGGGCCTGCACCTCGGAGGTTTCCCAGACCCATTCGCAAATGGCCCGGCTCCTCCAGAATTGGAGCGATCTACAGCGTCAGGTCGATCATTTCTCCGCGACGACTCTTCGCGAGTTTTCCGCGACTTCGGCTCGCGCGTTGACAGAATGGATCGAAGGCGCCGGCAACGCCCGCGAGGCCTTCCGTGGGTTCGCCACCGCCGTCATCGAGGGCGTGATCCAGATCATGATCCAACAGGCGATCGCCCACGCGCTTGGTCTGGCTCAGAGCCGCGAGGCCGCCGCCCAGCAATCCGCCACCAACGCCGAGATCACCGCCAGCGCCGCCCCTGCTGCCGCGATGCAGGGCGCGGCCACATTCGGGGCCAATGCCACCGGCGTCGTTGCGGTCATCGCCGCAGTCGCCGCCGCCATCGGCATTCTCGCCGCCATGAAGCGCGCCGGAGGCGGTCCGATTTACGGATGGGGCAGCGAAACCAGCGATTCCATTCCCGCCTGGCTGAGTCACGGAGAATACGTCCACACTGCCGCGGCGCATCGCTATTACGGCACACAGGCGATGGACGCCATCAACACCCGGCGCATCCCCGTTGAAGCCATTCATGCCGCCATGTCCCATCGCGCCTTTGCCATCGGCGGCCCGGTCCTGGCCATCCCCGCGTTCGTCGGAGGCGGAATGGTTGGCGGCGGCGATGTGACGGTCGGCGGCGTCAGGGTCACCAACTTCAACGTGATCGGCGATGATGAAGTCGAGCGCATCTTTGCAACCACGGCGGCGCAGCGGGCACTGGATGATCATTCCGCCAGGCGCACCGTCACCACTTCACGCCTCATCCATCGCAGCCAGGGCCACCGGGGCGAACAATGACACTGCAGAAACTCGAAACGGCAAACATGAATCTCGAAACATTCGGATTTCGGCTTTCAGATTTCGGATTTTCCGCGCCATGATCCCCAGCCTTCCCATCCTTCCGTTCCGCCCGAACTGGCTGCATGGCCTCACGCTCCGCTCGACGTTCGCGACCAACCAGCGCATCGAGTCGACGCCGGGCTCGATGACGCGGTCCAGCCAGCGCGACTACGGCCAGCGTCAACTCAAATTCACACTGCTGCCCGACCAGGATTTCCGCCGTCAGTGGGACGCGTTTCGCGAGGCCAATCCGCCAGGCACGCTCCTCGGCATCCCACTCTGGAGCGAAGAGGGAATCACGCTGACCGCCAACGCGGCAAGTGGGGCGCTCGCCCTACAAGTGTCCAATGCGGCGAACATTGATTGGCGGAGCGAAGGCGTCTTGGTCAGCGCACAGCCGAGCGGCTCGCCCGTGGCGTTGACGGTAGAAGGGTTCGAGATTGAAAGCGTCAGCGGCAACACGATCGCGCTCTCCGCTCCACTCTCCACGAGCTTCAGCGCGGGCGATGAAGTGTTGCCGCTCATGCGCGGCCGCCAGGTCGAGGACTACGCCGAATCGCTGCTCACGCCCGAAACCTCCGAGATCGAGCTGGCCTTCGATGAAGACCTGTCCTTCCTTTCCGCTGTCGGGTTTCCGCTTTCGCCTTCGTATCCTTCGCACCTCGGCCTGCCTGTGCTTCCCCTACTTGCTGAATGGTCCCAGTCGCCAAAGATCACCATCGGCGAAGGCACGCACTTCGTCGCACAGGGCCTCAACGCCCAGGCTCTGGCCACGCTCCGCACTCATGTCGGACAGCGCATCTCGCACCGGGTCGGCATGGATGGCCGCGCTAATCGGGCGTTGCTGTGGCAATTCTTCCACGACCGCAAAGGCCGGTTCGATCGCTTCTGGCTGCCCTCCCTCAAGGACGAACTGAAGCTCTCTGCAAACGTCGTCCCAACCGACACCACGCTGCAGCTCGCCAACTACAGCCAAGTCAGCGCCCGCTTTAGCGCGTTCCAGACCGGCCGCGCCGCGATCTTCATCACGGACGGCTTCAACTTCTGGTGCCGCCGGATTCTCAATCTGTCCGGCGGCACGAACCGCGTCTCGATCGACACCCCGCTTGGAGCGGGGTTGACGGCGGGCGCGTGCCAGATCGGGTTCCTCGCGCTGGTGCAGTTCGCCACCGACGACATCGTGATCGACTGCGACGCGCCCGTCGTGGCCACCGCACAGCTCAGCTTCACCGAGCTGGAACGCGAATACAGCGAAGTCCTCACATCCGGCACGGCGCAGGGCACGCGCGTCGGCCAGGAGTTGGTCAGCGCGTGAGAACCGTACCTCTAGCGTGGACCGCCCTGGAGACCTCCCGACAGAGGACTGTCGGGATGCTGTTCCACATCTGGGTTGCGCGGGATTCGTACAACGCCGGCGCCACGGCAGGCAAGGTCACGCCGCCGGCTGGCTGGGGTTCGTGGTGCTATTCAAGCGGGTTTCAAGGCCCGGTAAATTTCACCGATGCGGCCAATTACGCCCAGGACTGGGCGCAGTCCAACGGCGGCAATCCGATCACGCGCACCTATATCCCCGCGGCGATCGAATTCGACCCATCGCAGGTCTTCCGCAAGGAGGACACGTCGCTTGACCTGCACGACCTGACGCTGACGGTCGACCCGGCCATCGAGCCGTTTGCCGATTACGTCAACCGCTCCTGGCCGCTGAAGTTCGGCATCACCATCTATCGCGTCCACCGCAACGGCAACGCGGTCGCGACCGTGGACGACGGTCATGGGAATCAGATCCCGGTATTCGATGTGTTGTTCGTGGGATATTTGAATGCCGACGACACGCTCGAATTAAACTCCGCGGGTCTGGAGCTGACCATCCAGCCCGGCGCGCGCGGCGAGGGCGCAAAAGCGCAGATGAAGACCTCGTGGGACCACGTCACCAAGCTGCTCGACCGGCTGGTGCCGCGTCCGGTGTTTTCCGTCGATTGCCCGAAGATGGTGTACGGCGCCGGCCAGGGCGCGGCGGTGGATTGCAATGCCGACATGCCGAGCAATCTCACCACGGGCACTGTCCTGCAGATGAACGGCATCGTCGTCAGCGCCGCCGAGTGGGGTGCGCTGCCGAACAACTGGTTCGCCCAGGGCATGATCGTCTATACCGCGACCGACCCGGTCAGCGGCCTCGATTTCACCTTCACGCTCGATGTCAACGCCAGCGCCCAGCGCGTCTCCGGCGGCGTGACCTACGGCGATCTGTACCTGGCGATGATCCCGCCGCTGCTGACCACCGGGACCGTCTGCCAGGCGTACCGCGGCTGCGATCGGACGCGGAACACGTGCATGACGGAATTCATTCCCGCCGGCGCCCAGCCGGCCGCGCCGGGCAGTTTCACGCCCGGGACGCTGCGCGTATCGTTCCAACTCCTCGCCCAGGGCGGCACCGATCCGGACAATCCGCAGAACCCGAGGGGGGCCTACGTCTACATCACCGCTACATCGGTCTGGGCCCTGTACCGCCGCAACAACAGCAACCAGATCGGCGACTTCTATCTCGGCGCCGGGACCGGCACCCCGTGGGACCCGACATGGATCGCGCAAGGCACGTCGATCATCACCAACCCGGTGTTCACGCTGGCCAGCGCCACGCCCCCGCTGATCGGACCGCCCGCGCAGGCCGGTTATCATCTCACGATCAGCAACAACAGCGGCGCCAACGCCAGGATCACCCAACAGCCCAACGCCAAGAACGCGTATGTGGCCATCATCGAATGCCCCGGCGGATCGCCTGCGACGTTCGACTTCACCATTGCCTGGGTTGCCAACACGGGCACCGCTGAGGCCCTCGGCAACCTCCAA